ACCAGTTGTGACTTGGTTATCTTACGAAAAGGTTTGTTGAATAACGCATAGCACATGGCATCCAAGAATGTGGATTTACCCGCACCATTCGCACCAACTATCAGTGTAGCAGGACTTGCATCAAGTCTTATTTCACTAAATGCATTACCAGTGGAAAGAAAGTTTTTCCAACGTACAGACTTAAAAATAATCATTCAGACAATTATCCTCTAGGAGGTATTACTATATCATCAGGAGTGATAACAAAGTATTCGTGCCCATGTTTGACACAAGCTTCAATGATCTCTTGATCATTGACTTCTACAACTGACATATCTGGAAAGTTATCAGCTTCCAGAAGGCCAGCATAGCGTACTGCGTCGTCTTTGTCAAGGAACATGTAAACCATTCTTTTATTTTCTTCAGTATCTACAGCATAGGCACCCTCTGTTTCTTTACCTGTGACTGCAAGAATATACATCATACTAATTCTAATGCCTCCACGTACAACGATTTAAGAATATTCTTTACTGCTGTCTTATCAGAATGTTCCATGTCATCAACATATCTTTCTAAGATAGTCAAAGTATCTTCTCGTTCTATATCTATCTCTTCATTTAGATCTTGCTCAAACGATGGATCTTCTATGACCTTGATCTCATGGACTCCTGCAGCATATAGTTGACTAATAAAATTCTCAAATTTATCTGTATTAGTTTTCTTTTCTACAATGATCTTGATAAAACTATTTGCATACTCATGGTACTTGAACATGCTAGGTTTTATTTGCTCCTCATGATAATATATTTTTTGATATATCTCATATGGATTTTTGATAAACTCTAGTTCCAAAGTCTCAGTATCAAAGATATGGAAACCACGTGGATCTCTATAATCATTCCAATAGATCTGATAAGGATTACCAAGATACCATATATTATTTCTCTGACTCTTACGATGGTAGTGACCAGAAAATACTTTATCAAACTTTCTGTATGGTGCTGTGCTGTCACCATGATCCATGATGTAACCACGGTGTGCCTCAAACCCATTGAGTTCTAGGTGACCCATAGCAATCTTAGATTTGCTATTCTCTATAGCAGCATAAGATTCTTCTTTGTTCTGTTGGTTTATCCAAGGTAGAAATAGAATAGGTAGTCCACCTATCTCTACTTCTGTTGCCCTATCGTATATGCTAATGTTATCATACTCGCCAACAATACCACTAAGAGTATTGACGTCATTTGTATCCTTAAAATATGCAGTGTGATTGCCAACGAGTGCATGCACAGTTACACCCATCTCTCTTAATTTATCAAAGTATTCTGCCTTACTCCAGTTTGCTGCCCACAGGTCTAACGCTCTACGATTGTCATAGGTATCTCCTAGATCTAATACTGTGTCGATGCCACGTTTTTTTAGGGTAGGAAAGAATACATTTTGATAGAACTTGTTAAAGAAATCGTGAAAGACACGACTAGATTTTCTTGCACCAAAGTGTTGATCTGTTATTATTGCTACTTTCATCGTGCCCTCATGATTGGTGGTATCTTACCATACTGTCCCATACCAAAAAAGTTTAATGTTAGTCTAGGAGATGATCCAAAAGTTTGAACTCCATGATGTGTATTACCACTAAACAGTAGTAATCTATTATAAACATTTTCTACTCTGACTGATTCAATGTATTGATTCTGCATAGAATCAAATGCCTCTTCATATTTTTGGTCATCAATTTCTTGACTCTTGTAGATTTGTTCTTTCATTTTTAGTTCTGATTCATACTGGAATGAGAATCCTTGCTTAACTTTATAGATGGATGTTCCTGTGTCTGGTTCTGGATCTTTCTTTAAGTATACTATACCACCAAAGAAAGTGTCGTGGTCTTGGTGCACCCACCCACGATTCTTTTTGTCATACTTGTCGTTACAAAATGGTTTTATTTTCTGGAAGTGACATTGTAGATTCCAATACTCTGGTACGTGGTCATGAAACAAAGAGTGTAACTTGACACCAAAGTAATTAAAAAATCTGTCATTCTCTACGTGCAGTTGTTTAGTTCTTGTGCCAGGCCAGTTGCCTGTATTAGGATTGTAATATTTTAAACCCTCTGCCATCTCAACAATGCCATCAGGATCCTCAAAGAAGTCATCAACTATTGTGACTGGATATGTCATTTAATCTTTATCTGCACATTCTCCTTAATTGTATTATAGTCAGAGGACGCACCTTTGTCATCTGTATGGAAGGCAACTTCATACCCTGACTTATCTAATATCTTATTCTTAATCTCTAATTGACGTTTCTCTTTTTGTATCCTTCTTAGAAATGCGTAGTAGATGATTTGAGTAAAGTAAGCAAAAGGATTCTTAGACTTCTCTGGATTAAAATTTTCGATATACTGAACACAGTTCTCTATACCATCACAGATCATGTCTTCACGAAACATGTAGTTGACGAAGTTTGGTTTGTATGACAGGTGTGTAGCGATCTTTAGAAAGCATTCACCTATGTAATTGCTTATCTGTGGACGCGGTTCTCCTGCTTCCTTTGCTTTCAAACATTTTGCTTTGAATACAATAAGTGCCTCAAGGAACTCCTTATTGTTAACATAGTGTTCAGATACTACTCTTTTACGTTTCATCTAATTGTCTTCCTATGTGTATATTTTATAACAAAATCCACACAATGTCAATAGGGGCTTGACAAGGTGTGGAAATACCATTACAATACGAGTGTCGAGTTTCAGAAACAGATTAAGTACCTTTCTTAAATAACTTATCGAGTTTAGCTCTTGCTTCTTCAACTGTAGATATCTTTCCTTGAGCGTCAGTAATAAAATCATTGTTTAGTTTCCTTAGAGACATGTGGTAAAAGACCATAACCTCTTCCGCTACCTCTACTATAGTAATAATTTTATCTTTAGGTATGATGAATTGTTCTTCTCTAGAGAACTTCATCCAAGGTTGTACCTTTGCACCCGCCTGTTTATTAGGCATGATAACTTCTTCTACCTCTATAGGATTTTCTACTATAAGGTAGTCGCCATTATCATCATGCACAGATGTCACCATAGAGAGGATCTCCTCTCCTGATACCAGTTTGATTGCTGCTAGAAATTCTTCTTTATCCATCGTTCTCTCTGATTGGGACATCAATGAACTCATAATCAAAATTTTCTTCATTGTATATTTTCACTCTCTCGACGAGATGGTTTAGTGTGTAGTTATTCTTGCGACCCTTAGACATATCATCGGCAATGTCATACAGAGTTGCTTTGGTTTTGTGTTCACCCTTCCTTAGAACTCTGCCAATGCTCTGAAGGTTTCTTATTTTGCTTTTACTAGGCGACGCAAAGACAACATTATGTAGATTCCTAATATTAATGCCAGTGCTAAAAGTCCCATAAGATGCTACTATAATCGAATCAGTTGTGGTTTCGGCAATCTGTCTTGCCTTCTCACGGTCTTCTGTATCTATACCGCCATGCACGAGAAAGACCTTACGGTTATCTCCCACCTTATTATTTATTAACTCAAAAAGGGGCATACCATGCCGTTCAACGTAGTTGAACAGGACGAGAGTGTTACCAGATAGGTCGCACACTAGGTTACGTATGAATTTATTTCTTCTATCATGCTCTACAAGGTAGTCCATCTCCTCTTGATAAGTGTCAAATGGTTTCTTCTTGTGCTTAAGTATCAATACTTTTATCTGAAACTCTGATAAATGTCCTTCTCTAATCAGTGTTTCTGTCTTTGTAACTTTGTTGACTGTACCAAATACACCTTCGAGAACGAGTTTATTTGTCTCTGTACCATCTAGCGTACCTGTAAAACCAACGCGGTATTTGCAATCATACAGTTTATTCATAATACTGCATAGTGACTTTGCTTTGAATAGATGTGCTTCGTCACCTATGATGGCACCGAAGTCTGCAAAGTATTGTCTAGGCAATTTGTACACTGACTGCCATGTGGTTATTGTCACATCTTTGTCAGTATCAGGTTGTATGCCACCACGTACTCTGTGACAATACTCTTTGACGTTCCAACCATACTCTTTGAAGTCTTGATACATCTGTTCTACAAGCGATGTAGTAGGAACAACTATGAGTGTTTTTAAATTTTTTAATGTCCAAAACCTAGTCAGTGCATAGATCATTAAGGACTTACCAGAACCAGTAGGAGACAGTAGTAGTTTTCTTTTGTGTCTGAGTGCTTCGTATATTCCTTTGTACTGGTAGTCTCTGACCTTGTGCGGTAGGTTGAGAGTCTTTATGTAATCTCCTATTCCTTCGGGGGTAACGAGTTCATCCATCTCTGATGGAAAACCATAGAATTCATTGTCTCTATGGATAACCTCATATCCTTTCTCTTCACAAAACGCAGTAATGTAAGGTAGAAGACCAACATATATCTCACCCGTAGCAGGACTGAACAGTTTGATTTTTCCATCCCAATACCTCTTCTTGTAGGCAGACATAAACTTTGCCTGTGGTACCTCGAAGGTGAACTGGTCTGCCAGTTCGTGACCTACATGAGGTTCACATTGTACTGTCAGATATACTTCGTTCTTTTTCTGTATAATAACGTTAGATTTCATATCCTTTGAGGAACTTGGCAAACTCAACCGCATTCTTTATGTGGAAAGAACGGTTGTTGATTGACGTGAGGATAGTCTTGATTGCCTCGACCATCTGGTTCAAATACTTTACCTTAAGGACACTCTTCTGATATTCTTGATCAGCTTCCAGATATATTGCTACATCTGTCTTGATCAGTTTTATGGGAAATGGTGTTTCCGATTTTCCTGTGTAGTATTCCCACCTGTCACGGTAAGATCGCTTTACTTCTAACTCTGCCTGATCCCGTAGGGTGACAAAATTATTGTAAAGTCGTAAATATTTAGCATGTAATTTTGGAATTGCTAGAGAGTCATGGTCTAATTTTTCATCATCTAATGGAGCATCCTTTGCCCACATTTCATTCAAAGTTTCTAGATTCATACTTTATCTTGGTCTTTATCTGTTATCTCATATAGAGTATACTTGAAGTTAACCTCTGCTGTAAAGTAATTGATGTCAGTTGCTGATGCATCAAACTCCAGAGTAGTCAACGACGTTGGAAATATATTGTAGAAGTTTACGGTTGCAATAGTATTGTAGTTACTGTTGAGAACAAGTAGTCTAGCGTCACTCATAGTTTTTAGAAACTCTGTAGACCTACCTTTCTCATCTACAGTAAGAATGTACTTGTTAAAGTCTGCTTGGTTCTTAGGGTTGGTTAATCCTTTCAACCATTTGTATATCTCAAAATAGTTGTCTAGATCTTCGTTGACTAAGAACCTTAGATTCAGATCACCATATGTAATTTTATCGCCAGGCACCGCATAGTCCTTTACTGGTGTAGGAATATCTCTTACACCAATAGCAACCTCTGGTATAGATGCAGATTGACAAAAGTAATCTACATTGGGTGTCCTACCAATAACAAACTTAAATCCTACTGGAGATAAGAAGTTTTTATTTTGTGGTGAAAATTGTGCCATTAACAGTTCTTGTTTAGATCTTGTGCCATGTTGCCACCTAGTTCAGCACCTTGGTTACCGCCAAACATTGCTACCCAACCAGCCATAACCCAACCAACAAAGGGAACAGAGGAAACAGTAGGAGCAGCAGCAGCACCAATGCTAGTCCCAACCAATCTGCCTGTACCTTTTGCACTTCCGATTGCTTCAATACAGGCTTCGCTTTTGTCACTTCTAGCAATCTCCTCAGCGTTCTGCTGATAAGGTTCTAACCATGACCTCTGATTAGATACTGGTGCACCTTGGTTAGTCTTGCCATCCATTACATACTCTTCTGTAACCTGAGTTGTCTCGGTTGCAAGTCCTAAGAAACCACCTTTAGTCTTGATGTCTTTAGTGATCATCATAGTCTTAGGATCGTTCGCTGAATAACTTATCTTATATCCCTCCTTATCCGCTTGAACAACATAGGATGTATAAGGACCTACGGGTGGATTGATGTTAGGTAGATTGTTTTTTCTACTGACCATGCCAATCAAACCAATATGGGATACACCTATTACTACTCCTATTGTAGCAGCAAACCATTTTATTGGTGTCATTATAAAAGATTATATCTGTTTTTATTTATAGGCATAAAAAAAGAGTGGTTTTACCCACTCTCAATAACAAAGGGAATAGGTTGCATTCTGCTCCCCCTCTTGAACTCTATACTACTATTTAACAAAAAATTTATACTTATGTCAAGTCTAACTTAACAAAAAGAAATGCCTAGTCCATATTATACAGACTAGGCAAAAATAAGGAGGGTGGTTGGAGTCCTGTGTACCAACAAAAGACGGGCATTTCTACAGTTTAGAAAAACGTCTTTGCCTGAGATCCGACTGGTAAGTCGATTCTGTT